TTCATCATAATTCATTGAGCCATCCAATCGTCTTCTTGGTTTCTACTTTCTCTGATTCGAGGTCATCCTCCCAGCGCTCGGCGTTGAGCCACGTTGATGGGTGAGGGATGTACTGTTTCTCAGTGCCCATCTCTTCGCAGTGGGCAGCGTATGCGATTGCCCCCTGAACTATGTCATCACCGCTGCTGAATTTAACTGCACGTTTGAATGCAGTGCGTGCTGCACCCTTACCAATGCGTCGAGGGTATGCTTGCCAGAAGGCTTGGAACATGGGGCTATCATTTGGATGTGCCAATTTGGCAGGTGAAGATGTATTACTAACTACTCTAGCTAACTCTAGCTTAGTAATATTATTTACTACTTCGTCTGCCATTTTGGCATATCCATTTTCATCTGACATATCTTCCTCCATCGAAGTGATTACATAAAAGTTAGGTTTGTTTGGGCGTCGAAGCACGCGAAGAAACCCATTAGCTTCAAGCCAATGTATTGATCGAGCTATAGTTCTTATGGGTATGAGCGTATCTTCAGACAGCTTTTGCTGAGAAGGAAAGCATTCACCTTCGGCATTGGAATAGTTGGCTAATGCTAACAACAATACCTTTGCTACCGCGTTTGGTATTGGCATTAAGGCAATGTCTACTATATTGTCATAGTGTATCAAGTGGTTCTCCATCACTTACTGCCTACCTTAGAAACGCTGCGCTCCTACGCGGCGTTTCTTTTTTTATCAGGTCATCATCATTGAGGCCACTTATCTTTATCGTTGACCAAGTAGTAGTGACCGACACGCTTGCCATCACCTACATCTAGTCGATCACAAACGATGGGCCATCCATCTTCTTTGAGATCATAGATACGACCAGCCAATCGAAAGCATCCATACTCTTGCAGCGCTTCCATTGGTGTGATTGTTTTACCTGTCTTCAGGTGTGTTAGTATCTGTTGGTTCTGACTCATGCTGGTTCTCCATCAGCTTTTCAAAGATGTCACCCTTGAAGATGACGATTGTTTGCGGCTCTCCATTGCGCCGCTTGTAGATAGCAAAGTCTCTGCCATCCAATACTGTAAAGGGGCTAGGGAAGTTTGACTTGTCGCGATACTTGATCTCGCCTACCAGTTCGTGTCCCATGATTTCTGATTTGATGTCGCCTCGATACTCTCCTCCCAGCGCTCCACTGAGGGGCTGACGTTTCGTTTTGATGCCGACCTTCGTGAGCCACTCCACGATTTTTCTTTCGTGATAGTATCCTTTAGACTTATTTTTGTTTGCCATATTTCCCTCTGGTAACAGTCAAGGCACACGTACCAATGCTTCTGAGTGGTACGCTCATGTCCGTTCTTCAGTATGGCAACAAAGTTTTTGACCTTGTGTTCACATGAATCACAAAGAGCCATCCCTTTTTTTAACTTCGACTTCGTACTCAAGTGCATCCAACCAACACATCAACATGAATCCAGAAGGGATTCGCTTGTGTGTTTCCCATTTATGGATCAACGATACAGTGCATCCGATGTTATGCGCTAGTGCCTCTTGGCTTAAACCTTGCTCGAATCTTGCGTGTATCAACTGTTCCACCAGACTCTCGTAGTTCTGCGGTATACTCACGGGCTTGTTGAAGTGCGTGAAGTTTTTCAAGTTCCTTCATTGCCTTCCTTGCTGTTTCATACCTTAGCTCAGTAACCCCATTGATCGTTCGATAATAGGTTGAGGTGGGCACGCTTGCTGCTTTAAATGCTTTGAGTAAAGAGATGCCTGTCTCAGCAGACATCTCTTCTAGTAATTCAAGATATGATTTCATCCTAACTTACTGCATCATTGCAGCTAGGTAGTCAAGGTTCAGCTTGAACTGATGCTCCAAGGGCAGCGTAGCCTGCAATATCTACGTATGTATCCCTTGTTGCATCGCCATTCTTTGGTGCTCGAGCCACCTTTAGAAGCACCATCATCATGGCTACATCTTTGGGTGTGACGTATACTTCGTAGTCAAGGTAAGCACTCCAAAGGCAGGCTATCTTGTAGAAGGAATCTTCTGGACTACCGTATTCCTCTTGTCGCTTGCCGCTGATAATGTCCGCTGCTTCTTCAAGTATATCAATCATAAGTCTCTTCCTCTTCCACTTTGCCAAGGCCCATGCACTTGTCGCATGTGCTCCACTCTGAACTTAGATAGCCGCTCGATACAGAGAAGCTCATTGGCACGGCCACTTCATATTGTGCGTAGCCGTAACCTTCACACTCATCGCACTCAATACCTGATCTCATCGTCAAGCTCCTCTCGATCTAGGTTGGCATCTTCCCATGCTTTTGTTGCGCGTTGTATGAACTTGTTCCTATTAAACAGGGGGTTAGTTGCTGCAAGTTCGTCAGCCATGTCATGCAAGTGAGAGGGCCAAGCAACCATCGGCCCCACCACATCGGCAAGGAATGTATAATGTTGGCGTGTCATCTTCGGTGCAATTACTGGGTTAGGCATCTTCATACTCCGCTTTGAGGGAAAGGCGTCCTGCTTCATGTGTCTCGTTGTATCGTTGGCAAATCCACTGAGCTTGCTCTTCGGTGTTGGCTTTGCTTATGTATTTCTTCTTTCCGATGTGTGGTTCCAGACCGTTGGGCCAGTCTGGATTCTCACGCCACCACGTTCGAGTGAATACTTTATACATCCTCTTTGCCCTCCATATTCTTTGCCTCGGCCGTCATCAGTGCCGCAGTATTCTTGAGACTGTTGACCAGCAGCTCTTCAAAGTTGGACACCGTCCATGGATTTTTATCTCGCTCAACACTGCCAAGAAATTCAATGAGTGAATTGATCTCACCAACTGTCAGCTTGATGCTGACAGGCAGTTCGGTGAAGTCTGTGTAGACGTATTTCATTTGGGTTCTCCTTCTCCAAAGTTAGGTTACTGCTTATGTGCAGTAGTCTCAAGTGAAATCTTAGATGCTAAGTTCCAAGCCATAGCTGCTGCTGTAACTAGGTGCGCTCGATCTTCTGGACTGTGTGCGTTAATCCAAGTCATCAACTCATCCCATCCATCGGGCGTGTGGAATAGTCCAATCTTTTTAATCATCACGTCTCTCCTGTTAGCGCGGAACATAAGCAAGTAACTCGGACAATTCACGCGGCGTTAGTCCAAGTTCAGCAGCAGTTGTTGACATTGGTTCGCCAAGATCGAGACGACGTGCAGCTTCTTTCAAATCAGACATTATCTCGTCTGCTGCTTTTTTTGCATCAAAAGTCATTAGGTTCTCCATTCGTGTACTTTGATTTGATAAATTCAATTTGTTCACTCGTCATCTGAAGAGCTATCTCTTCGGCCAGCCTTGTAGCCTGATCCGCTTTCTCCTCTGTTGGTGCTGTCAGTGTTAGCTCGATGGCTAGGTCAAACGCTTCTACGGGTGTCACTGGGTTCTCCTTGGTGATGAAGTGAGGGCCGAAGCCCCCACCTCTGGGTTAGGCTACCTTGCTGCGAAGGGCTGCCATATCTACTGAGGTCTTACGCTTGACCTGACGCTTGACGCTTGGCTTCCATTCCTCACCGTCAGTGATGATGAAGTACACTGACTTCTCTATGTCGAGGCGTTCTTCAAGCAACTCTACCTCTGCGTAGATGCGACCAGCGAACTGTTCAGAGCGTTCAGCTGCGTGGTCGTTGTTATCTGCTACATGACGATCGTACTCTGCGAGGATGTCGGCCAGCTGCTTCTTCTTGAAGCTCAAGCTGTTGTTCGCAGTGTAGCAAGCGTCTCGTGCCATACCGATGAACAGTGAATCGTGGAGTCCGTCTTGGCGGAAGTAGTTAATGTGTTCGAGTTTCTGAGCGATGATGTCAGATGTGGTGAGTTGCTTTGTCATAACCTAGTATCCTTTTGTTTCTCGAGGACCATCCTCTTGATGCAGTGCCAGAGACTCATGTCAAAACGGAGCTTGCTCCGCTTGAGGTTTGCATAGAACCCCATATGCGTACTCTCTATGGAGCGCATCACCGGACAGAGACGATACCGCCAGATTTGAGAAAGGGTTCGTCATTGCAAACCTTTTTGACTTGAGTCACGCCAGCACAAGACAAGAGGATGACCGCAGAGATAAAGGATACGATATGACTTGCCACCACATCTGACATCATCGCTCAGCAATGAGGGTTATAGTATGTTATAGTATGACGCAGACTGCTTGAGGCACAGTTTGTGCGTTGACACAGGGGTTTGTGAGCATGCTAAGAACGGGGGGAGAGAGGGAGAGGGGGGCTCAAGGAGTAACACATGAGTAACGTAGAAGCTAAGAAACTGACCGATAAGCAACAGTCGTTGGTAGATATAATGGTAGCGGAAGGGCTGAAGCCGGCACAAGCCGCAGAGAAGGCGGGGTATGCTGCTGGCAAGGCTGGATATGTCAGTGCATACAGAGCTCTGAAGACACCACATGTGCAAGCATACATGATGCAGAGAATGCACGACGAGTTTGGGTTGAGTGCTATAGCAGCTCTGAACACCACTCGCAGGCTGTCACAGGGGGCCAAATCTGAGTACGTACAGCTCCAAGCAAGCCAAGATTTGCTAGACAGAGCGGGCTACAAGCCCATCGACCGCAGTCAGGTACAGGTTGC